GCCCCCAAAGACTAAAGTAAGTTTTGTTGTTGTTGCGTCTGCCTTAAATGTAGCAGAACTCGCATCATAATAAACAACAGATCCATCAATTTTGTTAGTTTCATCAACCTGTAATCCACCAGTAGAACCCGCTGGTCCGGCTGGTCCTTGAGGTCCTACTGTTGTAATTTCAACAGTAGTAACTTCATTAACCTGACTAATTTCAACTTTGTTTGGTGTACTCATTCTGAATAGCCCTCATTTATATATAGTGTACCTCTTATGTATTGAAATTTTTTACCACTAGGTTCAGTTAATTGAACATCATATTTTAATTCATGTTTATTAAAAGTTGCAGTCTGTGTATCTGTCAAAGCAATATCTACAACACCGCCTGTTCTGCTTGTATAAGTAATAGACCAATCTGCATATTTTGTATCTCTAAAGCCATCAGAGGTAATACTATAAACTTCTGCGTCAACGGTATAACCTGTTAAATCAATTAAATTGCTATTGCCATCTCTAAAAGTAAGTTTGATAGGAAAATCATTACGTCTTGTGACATCAAAATCTGCAACTCCAGCAATAATAGCCATTAACCAGCCTCCAATGCAGCGACTTTAGTTTCCAATGTCTCTATCTTAGCAACTGCTTCCTGTAATGCTTTTGTTAAAGTCGATACTATTGGAGCAATTTCTAAGAGTTGCAAACCTTCATCTTTTGTACCTTTACAAGCATCTGGTATAACCTCACCAACTTCATGTGCAATAAATCCTTCGTGGACTGCCTCTGACTGTTTATAAATGTCATAATCTCTATATTTAAAAGTTACTGGCCTTAATTTTTTTACTCTTTCAATACCATCTACAGCTAAAGTTGTAATATCTCTCTTGATTCTATAGTCACTGGTTGTTGAAGAATTAATAGCACCAAGCCTTGTGTTATCAATATAAAAATGAGCATTATTTCCATCCCAATAAAAGTTAAATAAGTTACCTGTACTTGCACTTGCTGCGTTATTATTTCCAGAATCAGTGTCCGCACCAGTTCTTGTTCCAAACCCTTTACCACATATACCACCATTTGTCAGAGTTGCATTAGCAAAAGATGCCCCAATTGCACAAAAAGAACCACCTGATTTTATTTCAAATCTATTTGCACTTGTTGTGCTAAAAACAATAGGTGCGGCTTCTTGTGTTGTGATTTGTAAATAACCAGTACCCCTATGTACCATTTCTGAAATACTAGTTGCACCACCAATTCTCCTCAGTCTAAGACCATAATCTGGGTATGTTGTATCTGCCGCTAAATCAATAATTGCATCTTGATCGTTTACACCAGTACTAACTTGAAACTGAGAATCAGCACCACTATTTGTAACTGTTATATTTTCAGCAAATTCAACAACGTCAGCTTTAAATTCAGTAACCATTGAACCATTAACAGATACTCCTATTTGGTTTGATGCACTTCTATAAAAACCTGTACTTGCACTATTTGAAAAAGTATAACTTGGGGAACCAGCACTTCCATCTGGTCCATAGAAGTTGCCATCTGCCAAACTTATAAATTCATGTCTACCGCTAGATGTAACAGCCTTATAAAAACCTAATCTACCCGTTGAGGTATTTGCGTACCACATATAGGGCAGTGGTGTTGTCGGGACACTTCCATACCCATTATTTCTACCGATAGCATCAAAAATATCATTTATATCGCCTCTTACAGTTGCGCCAGATGCGTTTGCTACTTCAAAATTGGCTGGTTTTGATGGCATTGTTTTCTACGTTTTTCCTATTATACTACCCTTCACCATAACCGAAAGCACTATACGTGAATTGTCTTGCTACAAAACTAGAACCATTTTTTATACTAACTACAAAATTACTTGTTGAAACGCTATCAATAGTAAAGAAATCACCTGACTGCATATTATTTATGTTTATTGCTATTACTGGCTTAAATTTTTCTGTACCACCACCAACAGCAGATGTTCCTAAAAAGAATTTTTTTGCAAATGTCACTGTAGTTGCACCGCTAGAAGAACTTGAAAGAATACCGTTAGTTGCACTTGTATTATCAATACTTCTTTCAGTTCTTGGTCTAAATATTATATTTACACCTAATTCTTCAATATCTACATTTTCATAAGCACTATCGTTATTAACTAGCACTTTAAAAGCTATAGTTCTCGTAGTCATATCTGTATTTGTAAAGGTAGCAAAACTTGTACTAGGAGTTGCTGTTGAACTTTTTGCCACTTGAAAAGTCAAATCAGCAGTCTTATCAAATTGAACTGTTGACCCTGTAAAAATATCTGGCCAAGTATCCATTTTATCTGTATAAGAATCCCACTGAGTAACAGTATTATATCCTTGTTTTTTTTCTACAGTTTCAACACGAAATCTAAAAACAGCACCTAAATCAATAGTATTTTCAAAAGTATAATTTCCTGAATCTGGAATACCAGCACCAGTTCCACCAGTTACTAAATCAAGTGTTGCAAAATTACCACCTGAGTGTGCAAGCGTATCAAAATCCGAAATATTATCAAGGCTTATCGCTGAAGTCAAAGTTAAGCCAGCTATTGAACTATCATATTCAAGACTAGATTTTGCCCCTGCAAAATTACTCGTACTTTCTCTTATTTCTTGTGCTTTTAGGTTCGGGGATGTTACAAGTCTATTAACAACAACAGAAGTTGCTGAAGAAGATTCATTACCAGCCACATCTTTAAATTTTACAAAATACTCACCACTTAAAAAACTAGTTATTGTTATTTCGTTTGAGTCACCGCTTATTGCCCTTAGTGGTGAAGAATTGCCATATTCAGCACTTCCGTCTGTTATCGCTGCAAATTGTATAATAACTTGCCCTCCAAATAAAACATCAATATCTGTTAAGGGATCTGCTTTGTCCCATTTTAAAATTAAATCATCGCCACTTTCTTCAAATCTTAAATTACTAACATTAGAAGGGTCTGCTGATAGTCCTAAAGCTTGAATATTTTGAGCATTTACTTCTTTGCTTACTTGAAAGGCTGAATTAATTGATCTTATTGAAAATTTATATAAACCAGCAACATTATTAGGTATCACAAATTCGTTATCTGTAACATTTTGAACAACTGGATCACCTTCTTCTAATCTGTAAGCGACTTGGTATTGTTTGGCACCAGCAACATGACCAAAATTTAAAACAATTCTTGAAGTTGCCCTATTATTTACCACAATAGTTTCTTCTTTTAATTCATATATATTGGGGGGGTCAATAACGTCCAATAATGTAGAGGGAGATTCACCTACTCCAAAACTTCCAATATTCCCATCAATATATGAAAATTTTTCATCAGTATATGTTAGTGCAGTAATACTAAAAACAAAATCATTTTTCTGTTTAATATTGCTTATTCTAAATTTTCTATGTTGTACATTACCTGTTTTAACAGCCCAAACTGTTCCAGCATTTGCATTTAATGCACTTGATAATGTAACAGTGCTACCATTTACAGCCGTTATTGTTCTTTCTTGTACATTGCCAGATGTATCTATAATTAAAAAAGTATCATTTACAAACCCTACGCTGGTATTTGTACTGTCATCAAGAACATAAACAGTTGCACTTGTAACGCTTTTTATTCTTCCGCTTGCTCTTATAGCTTCTTTCAACCTATCTGCAATTTTAATTACCATAAGGGGTTCTAATTTACAGGCAGCTTCTATTCCGCACTCAAATGAGACAACTTCAGATTCAAAATTTGAACTATATAAAATTGACCTACCAAATCGCACCGCCTGATTTTTATCTGTGGTAAATAATGCTCGAACATTCTGTTGATTTATACCGTATTTAGTTTCTACTGTTGTATCAAGAACAGTCACTTGATCCATTTCTTGTAGATCATTGTTGTAATAAGCAACATTAATTTGACTGTATTTTTTATCTTTATCACTTCCAACATAATTAAACTGACCATCTACTACATTTGCATTTGTAAATAAGTAAGAGGTAATTGTTTCTTGTTTATCTAATACAATTTTTAAATTTCCATTTTTATAAAAAATTGTAGCTCGCATTAATCCCGCAACTTCTCTTATAACATCAATAGCTTTTTTCCTTACGTTAATAACACCATTAAATGAATATCTAGGTAAACCTGTATTTCCAACAAAGGTAGAGCAATATAAACTTGCTTCATAAAAAGAAGCTTTATCAATCGAACTTTCATCTAAATTCAAACCATAATCTTCAGTTAAAAGTGCATATAAAATCCAAGCTGGATCATTAGTCCATTTTTTTGTTGAATCCAAAGCCGCAAAATTATACCCAGACGGGTAAACAATTCGACCAGTACCTGCAACATCTATTGTTATACCTGATGGGACTTTTACTTTAATTCCTCTATATAAATATTTTCTTTGAGGTATATTAGGGAATTGTTCAGCAGAATATCTAATTCCAATATATGCTGACTTTGGAAATTCAGTAATAGTTGTTATTTGTGGATTTACAGCTTGTAATTTTGTAAAGAAAAATTCAGTAAATCTTCTAGAGCCTTCTTCATATAGATTTCTGCCTTTATCACTAAAAGGATGCTTACCACCTACTTCTCTAAATTCTAAGTCTGTTCTTAATACATCAACACTTATCGGGTAATACAGGTTTCTTGCTGCTTGAGTTAAAAAAGCAAAATCAGGAATATCTACTCTGTAATCAGCACTATATTGACCAACTGAAACACCATTAACTTCAATAGTTCTCCTACCAATCTCTTGATTATTATTACCTCTTAATCTGATAACAATATCAACATTACCAGACAAACCGTTTGGGAAAGTAGAGTTTGGCTGTATTCCTAATGCCACTGATGCGCCATCATCAGCACCAAGTTGTCGTAAACTTTGCCAAGTTAATGTGACAATTACAGCTCTTGGCGTGTCATTAATACCTGTACCTACATCTACTGTTCCTGTAACCTTGTTACCTTCAGCATCATTATTATTTAAAACTTTTGCTGGACTTAAATTTCCTGATGACTTAAATTCATTTATACCAGACATTATTGGTTGATTATCTTTTCCAACCCTTATTGCCATAGATGTCTTAGTAATATTTTCAGCCCCTGCAAGATCACGAATTGCACGACCATCTAAAAATATATCTCTTTGTGCTAGTTGTATATATAGTATTTCATCAGGCGTTTGCAATAACTGATTATTTTCAGAAGTTGGATGTATTAAACTTGAAGGTATAGGAATGCTATTTCTAGAAGGTGTTGCAAAACCTTCAGTTTCTGCGCCATCAGAAACAAGATCAGCAAAGGTAAAAAATTGTTCTGCTTTTAAAAAAGAATTTGGTAGATTTTCTGATATTTGAAAATCTTTATTGCTTATTTCTCTGCCCATATTAAGGTGTGTTATCTGCTATTTTTACTGTATCAGAAGCGGCACTTATAACCACTGACCCAACTATACATTCACCAAAAACTAAAGGGGCAGCACCTCCAGCTTTTGTAGTATTAGCTGTTTGATTGCTTAAAAAAGATGCAATTTGTGGATCTGAAGCTGGCTCTATAGGTACTGGGGCAAAAAGTGACGCTAAATAATTAAGTCCGACAGTAGCTGCAATTGTTATTAATGCTGAAGTAACCGCAGAGGAAGTAAACCAAGTTGCTACAGCACCAAAGAACCAAAAATTACCACTAATAACAGGAATTACTTTTATTTCCTGATTACCATCAAAGACCAAACCTAAAAAAGTTACATCTTTTTGGTCTATCTGTACACTATAAAAGGCATCTGTCAAATGTTGTTTGCATTGTGGGTAATTTACTTTTAAAAAACTAAAAACTTGATCTACATTAGATACATCCGCTTCAAATTCTTTTACACCACAGATTTTTTTAAGAGTTCCATAAATTTTTATAGTGCTTGTCATTCTTTTGTCTCCAAATAATGCCAACTATCATCACAAACAGAATATATGTACCAATCATATCCATATACATTAAAATTCTTAATATCAGCTTCAGATGGTTCAGCACTGCCGTTAACGTGAGAATGTAAAACAGCTAATATATCTGCGCCACTATCTTCACAATCTGCAAAGTCATTGGGATCTAAAGTAAAACTAACATCCTCATCTTTATAAGATGCAATATTTTTACAAGGCCAGAAAAATTCATCACCACCTTTTTCATACAATAAACCGCAACCCTCTACAGGTTTACAGTTTTTAAAATGTTTTTCTGCTTCTTTTTTCCAAGTCATATATAAACAAAAGTACCACAAGATGGAAATCTATCTTTTGTTATTTGTCTTCTTGGTAGAAATAGTGTTTCAAAGTCAATACTTTTAACAAGTTCAAAACTACAAATTTGGTTATTTTCAATAACTTTTTTATTAATATCAAAAATTTGGTCATCTAATTTTTTGGTTGAATCTGGAGTACCAAAAGGATTAGTTTGACTAGGAAAATTTTCTTGATCTAAGAATTGTGCCAGTGTTCTTTTTCTGGTTATTCTAGCTTTTTGTAAATCATTTCTTGGTGTTACTTGATTTACTAAAGCTAAAATTGTAGAAAAAGTACCGCCAGTATTAGCAAAAGTTAAAGTAGGTCTTGCCATAACAGAATTTTCACCAGTTTCAAAACCTTCAGCTTTGCAAGCTATGGCGTTATAAGTTAGACCTTGCCAAATTAAATCTTGATTTAGGCCATTAGTTCCATTATGAAATCTATATAAAGTCGTTGCTGTTGTATCTTGTGCAGAGTAATGTATAGGTGCAAAAAGGTCTAATTGAAACATTTCAATAATTGAAATATCTTGTAATTGTTGTAAAACATCAACTGGTATTGTCATGGTTGGAACACCTCATCGAATGTTGCTTGTATCGTAACTCTGTTTAAATATGTATTTGTTCTTCTATATTTATCGCAAATAAATTCTTTAGCTGTACTTGTGGCTGGCGGGGTAAATGTAAAGCTGGTTGTATCTTTTGCTCTTTCATCAAAGAAAGCTAAAATTTTATCACCATCAGCAAGAGAAACATTAAAAGTTAAATTGTAAGATTTAGGATTTTGATTCAGGCCAAAGGTGTTGCGTGACTTGAAGCCATCCCCAAATTGTACTGTGATAATTTTTGGATTAGCACTTTCTACAGAGCTATATGTTGGTGTTGTAGCACCTGCTGTTGTACTTAAAGTTGCATCATTAAAAGTCGCCATTAAGTTAACATGCCTCCACTTCGTTTTTGTCGTGCTATTTCAAATTGAACAGCATTAGCAATTGCCTGACCCAAAGCCTGACCATCACCATCTGATTGAACATCTGTATTTGTAGCATCTACACTAATACTAATATTATTTGTAATAGAAGAGCCACCAATATCACTATTAGGTATAACAGTCCCAGCAGAACGTGGAACAAAAAGTTCTGGACCTCTTTCACCTACAACTGAGATTTTGTTAACAGGTGGTTGACCACCATTTGCAAACAATCCTCCTAATAATCCACCAAGCAATCCTCCGAGTCCTTTACCTCCGTCCTTACCTTTACCAAAGTTTTCACCAAAATTGCCAAATAATTTATCTAATTGAGCATCTATAATTTTATCTCTTATCTTATTAAGAACCCCTGCCATTGCTTCACCAAATGATTGTGCGCCAGTTATAGCATCCCTAAGATTATTTTTAATACTGCTTTCGATCTCTTCACCTACAGCAGTCATTTTTTCTTTTAATTTATCTGTTTCTGTTTGTTGAACTTTTAAAGATTCTTCTGCTTTTTTATTTTCTACATTTTGTTTTTCTTTTGCTTCAGTAATTTTTTCTTCTGAATTAAGTGTTTGTAATCTTCCCTCTAACATTCTGCCTTGTGCCTCGGCTTCTTCAATCTGTCTTTGAATACCTCTTTTTGCGTTACCTCTTGCTTTTTCTAATTTTTTTTCTAATTCACCTATAAGCTTTGCATTTTCTCTAAAAGCATCTTTTACATCTTCTCCTCCTCCTTCTTTAATTAAATCTTGAAACTCTTTTGCTTTTCTCCTTGCTTTCATAAATGCAGTTGCAAGACCACCAACAGCAAGAACTAAAAGGCCAATTCCAGTTGTAGCCATAGCAATTTTTAAAGCTCCAAGAGCCAAGGTTGTGCTTGCAATTCCTTTCGCTGCAAGTAATCCAGAAACCTGTAGTCCAGTCAAGCCTCCTGATGTGATAAGACTTGCGACCCCAACCATGTTAACTTTTACAAGCAAGGCTGAAAACGCAGCGGTGGCCAAAGGTATAGCAATAGACAAAAGCTTCACTGCAACAGCTATTTTTGTAATTAGTATTGCAGCCTGACCAGCATCAGTTTCGACAAATTCAGTAATTGAATTAATTAGTTGGGTCAATTGTTTTGTCACACCTTCTACTGCTGGCCTTAATTCTTTACCAAATGCCTTTGAAAGATCATGCGTTGCATTACTAAAATCTTTAAATATTTGAGTTGGATCATTAGCAACTAATTCTTTTAATGAAGCCGCTCCGTCTGTTTCAATCTTTCTTAATGCTCTTAATACAACATCACTGGTCAACTTGCCTTCAGCAGCTAACTCTTTAAGTTTTCCAATAGGAACATTTAATTCATCTGCTATCGGTTGGAGTAATGTCGGGATCTGTTCAGATATACTTCTAAATTCATCACCAGCCAGCCTTCCTGAGCCAAGAGCCTGAGCTAATTGTCTAAATGCGTTTGATGCCTCCATAGTAGATGCACCAGCTAACTTGGCAGCGGTATTAAATCCAAAAAAAGTACTTTTAATATCTTCAACCCCGACACCCAAAGGAGCTAGTCTTGCCGTTATATCTGTAATTCCTTCAAGTGCTTCTGTCGAACTTAGACCAAAAGCCTTTTGAGCATCAGCCGCTATTTTTTGAGACTTAGCAAAAGTGCCATTTGCTTTTGTTAATAGTCCTAGCCTTACGTTTAATTTATCAAAATTAGATGATGCTTTAACCGCTTGCCTTGCTACTAAAGTTAAACCTATGCCACCAATAGCATTTCTAAGACCGCCAAAAGACTTCTGTAAGACATTAGTTTGTTTCTGTACACCATTTAATGCCCTAGTCGCACCACTGGCATCAACTGTAAGTTTTACATTAGCCTGTGCCACTTATAAAAAAAGCCTTTATTATATATTACCTTGAATTGTGTTTTTGTCGTTGCAATGCTCTTTTTTCTTCGTCATGCTTAATCTCATAATATCCAGCCCAATAAATAAGCTCTGCCTCAGTCATGCCCTTTCTGAGTTCATCTAATGTTTTACCGAGTTCTGTTGCTAGGAATAGCTCAAATCTAAGCCAACTGTCCCCTTTTATTCTTTTTTTGCTGTATCAATATCTAACTTAATATCATTCAAGAAAAGCTCTATTTCATTTAAAACTTTTTCTGGTAGCTGTCTTTGCAATATTGGTGCATCTGACATATCAAAAGCTGGAGTTCCATCTTCTTTCTCGGCCATCTGACAAAGTAGTTGAGTTGAAATAACTAAAGCTTCATCTGATCCAGCCAACTGTTGTGCTTTGACCCTAGCAAATCTAGTTATTGGCTTAAAATATACAGTTGTTATTATTTTGCCGTTTGAATCTTTGATTTCATACTTTTTTCTATTGACCATTTCATCTTGAAAAGCCCCAAGAAGAAGGTCTGCGGTTCTTTCAGTTGCCATAAATAAGTGCGAAGAATTTTACAGTTAGATTGCTGACGTAATTGTGCCAGATGGTTTGAATGTGATGCTAATAGTGTTTACATCACCCATAGATGAACTTTGCTCAAAGTTTGTAACTAAGCCAGTAAAACTAATTTTTTTTGCAGTTGCTCCACTTCCATTATCTGGAAAAAGCTCAAAAGCTGCTGTTGCAGCGTCACCAGTTACTAATGCAGCATCAACAAATGTAGCAGTCTCACCAGAAGCAGCAGCATCATAAACTAATTCAGCAGTACCTTCACCTTCAATAAGACCACCAACAAAAGATTTAAAAGTGTCACCTTGAACAGTTGTTTCTTGTGTGTCTTTAGTAATAGACATAGACCATGATCTTGTACCTAATACAGGGTTAACCGAAGAGCCAGCATCATCAAATTTGACTTGGCCTACATCACCTTTAACAGCAGCCATAACAATAAAAAAAGATATTTATAATTATACTAACCTTTTTTTAGTAAATAATCTATCTCTGCAATTAGTTTGTCTTTTGTTTTGCGTTTATCTAACTCAACACCTAATTCTCTGCCCTTTGCTTCAAGTTCATCTTTGGTAAGGTTTTTATTTATAGAAAAGTTACAAGTTTCGGCTCTTGTTTTTTCCATATATCTTCGACATTGATTATCCCAATATTTTGGATCCCTTCTTCCTTTGACAGCTTCAATAGCGTCAAGCATTTCTTCAGTAATTTCAATCATGGTGTAAGTGTTTCATACAATTCAAATGTTATTCTAACCTGTGTTTGAAATTTGCCTTCTGGATTTGATACAGAAACTTCTGGCCCAACAGGGGGGTCAAATCGAACATCAGAAACTGTAATCCTGTTAAATAAATTTCTTAACCTTTTGCAAATGGCAAAATTAGCCCCTGCCCCTAATCCCTGCTCTGTATATATATTAAAAGTAGTAAGGCCCACAACAAGGTTTGTTGCAGTTGTACTGGAATTTGGTGCTTGCTGAGTAAGGTATTCACTTTCGCCAAAGCTAGTAACACACTGTATATATTGATCGACAGAAGAGGCATCAAAAGGAATGTTATTAAAAACTAAAGGTATTGATGGCCCTATTCTAAACTCATCATTAAGACGTTTTTCAATAGTTGCTCTTACTGTATTTAAATCTGTTGCAGCCATTAGATACCTCTTTTAATTTTTTCATATTCTCTTCTGGCATATTGTTCTAATTCTTTTCCTATTAGTGCTGGAAATCCTTCAACAGTTCCCTGCCTTGTTCTATAAGTCCCACCCCATGATGGCGGTTTATTTATACCAAAACAAACAGGTTCAGCATATTCAACGTTATTGATTATTGTTCCTTTAAAAGGCTTAACATCAGTCTGCCAAGCTGATCTAAGTCTGCCAGTGTCAACTGGAGTTGCTCTTTTTACTTTTCTGGTCCATTGAAACGTAGTCGCATGAACAAGATTTTCAACAGCTTCTCTCATTACATCATCTATTTGGTCAACTCTTATCTGTCTGGCCATAGTTACCTCAGAAAAATATCAAAGCTTATAGCTGTATTACCCTGCTCATTTGTATTGATTTGAACTACTTTATATTCTGTTCCGCTAATTGCAACCCGATCAAATGTTGTAGGAGTAAAAGTTATATCACCAGCAGATATAGTAAGTCGTTTGTCTTGACTAGAAACTAAGTCAGTCACCTCAGACCTTATTACATTACTAAGTACACCCTTAATACTGACATCTGTTTTTACTTCACTCATTGATCCGCTAGTAGGGTTATATATTCCAGTCGTCACTCTTCTATAAGTTATGTCTCCACCTGTGGCCTTAATAGCTGCTGAAGCTGCCTTTTTAAGTGCTGAAGCAATACTCATCAGATTTCGTATGCGATAACAGCACCACTATCCAACTTAATTGATGTCATATCAAACTCTAAAGATACATTATGCTTCAAAGTTATAGAAGTACTGGTTCCTGTTAAAATTTCAGATCCAAGCGTATTGATTACAGTGTCAACTAATGCTGTTAACTTAACAAATCTTCCAGAATGTACAGAAGTGTTTGTGATGATTTTGGCTTTTGAATAATACATAATTAAGACCTCTTGATTGTTAGATTAGCACTTCCACCTATTCTAAGCCCATTCAAATAATGGTCAACGATAGGGGGGATGCGATCTATCCCAGTTCTTCCATAAAAATTTGGAGTTACGTTTATATTTCCGATACTCATAGCTGTAAAGTCCTCAAGACCACTCAACCCGATTCCATCTTTGTTGTTATTTAGATAAACAGCCAATACGATTTGTGCGTGTTGAACATGATCTGGTATTTCAGTATCTGTGTAATAATCGGCCATAATCCTGTTAGGGAAAGATATGCCGTAAAGGTTTGTATATTGATCTGGAACACGAACACCGCTGCGTGGCCATTGTCTTGCCTGTGTGCTTGAAGATCTAGCACCCAAGAACTTCTCACGATCTATTCTTTGCGTTGAACTAAATAATGCTCGATTTTTTTGGTCAGTGGTACTACTCGCCCATGCGGTTACGTCATCAGACTCAGTTAGCCCATCAATAAAATCTTGAGCCTCAGTCAATGTGACATAACTATTTGCTGAAGCACTACCGACTGTTGCTACTATTGAGATTGCCATTTTTCTTTGATTTTGGCTTTATTTTTTTAGTGGGAGTCAGAGGGGCTGCCTTTTGTTTAGCAGCCTCCCTTTCTCTTAATCGCCTAAAAGTTGCGATTCCCATTTACTTCCTGTAAGCGTGAACAGTTGTTGTACTTTCAACTCTGAAAATAAATGTTCCAGATGATAAAGCACTAACAGCAGCAACACCATTTACAGTGACACTTGTTCCGCCAACTAATGTGAAAGCATGAGTAGAACTAGCTTTATTTACTATAGTTAGTTCAAAAGTCATACCTACAGCATCACCTTGTGTTCCAAGAGCAGTGATTATCTCAGCAGCGGTTGGAGTTGTGATGTTTCTTGCACCAGTTGGAGTTCCTTGAACAATGCCTTCAATAATCTCAGCAGTTGTGAGAGTATGTGCACCATTCTCAGTTTTAAGAGCCTTAGTTTTGGTAAGAGTACCAAATGAAGGACTCTGGAGTTCAAAAAGAGTAGCCATTTTTTAGTTACCTTTAGTCGTTATTGGAAATAACAGTAGCTCTTACGATACCGATATTTTTTAATTCATAGGTTTTCGACCAAGAACCTACTGTCTCAAGAACTGATCTTGAAGGATTAACTGTTGATACAGCATATTTCAAACCTACTGGATGATATATGTAGTGCAGATCAACTGCCATTGCTTCTTCCAAAGCAAGTATATCTCTGTCAGTTTGTGTTCTGATAGGAGCTTGCTCCCCTGTTACGACTGCCCCATTTTCAAAAAAGAACACACTGTACTCAGTGGAACTTCCAGACCCTGTTGTTGGAATATCGTCAGAAACGATAACTCTTAATCCCATAAATGTTGGGACTGTTGGGTTGCCAAATGCTCCCTGTATAGAACCACCAGAAGCTGTTGCACCGCCACCATTGATGTCTGTAGCTAGTACAAAATCAACCGCTCTTCTTTCAACAAGATCGTAATAAACACGAGAGTGCATTGCGATTGTTGTAAGCTTGCCACCTTGATCGCCAAGTAATGACTGAGCTTTTGCAACGTGTCTAGGACTTAATGCTGTTGGTGTATCACCAGACTCAGAGTCAATAGATAATTCAAATAAAGCTGAACTGCTTGAGTTTGCATTTATTGAACCAAAAGCACCAGTTAAGCAAGAATACAAATCCTTCTGTTTCTGGTTGTTGACGTATGCAGCCATCTTTTGTGCGATAGCAGCCATTGGATCAACACTGCTTCCTACAGCTAAACTTGCTAAATCCCTAGCGGAAAATGCTCGGCCTCTGTGTAAGACTGCGGCAATTTGATCGCCAGTTGTTATTTTTGCTGGTGTTAGTGATGTTGAATCGGATAGAACTTCAAAGTCACCTGATAAATTCGCTGAATAACTTGGTATTTTTACGAAATCTCCGCCCCTTTCAGCGGATAGATTTAATTCGGCCAAAGGTTGCACCACACCACTCTGTAAAAAGCTATCAGTTTGAGTTGTAGCTTCAATCAGGTAGGGGGTAAACACCTCTGGGATAATTAAATCACTACGAACTGTAGCCATGTTAATTAAAAAGATATGTTCACTTTCGGGTGCAAACCCTAGCTAGTGCCGACTAGATATTTATATACTAACCTGTAACTGCGTTTTTGAGCATATTATATTTATTAATATCTGTTCTATATAACCTAGCTTGCTCTGTAAGGTTGAATGTGTCCTTTGAGAATGGGTTCTTATCACCAACAGCAACTGTATCAGTCTGAACCTTTGTAGTTGTAGCTCCACCGCCTTGAGGTCTTGGGTTCTTTTGTACCCATTGAGGCATTTTTGTCATGGCCCATTCTTTTACAGGAGTTCTGTTATAACCATCAACAATAACAACTGTTCCGTCTGCTTCCCTAGCAAGCTGATCCTTGCTTATACGAGACAATACATATTGGGGGTCGTGTACAACATCAGCCAATGCTGTTACTGCTGGAGCTTCAACTTCAAGCTGTCTCTGCTTCTGTTCTAGCTCTTGGATTCTTTGCTTTTGCTGTGCTTCCGCATCTCTAAACTGTTGAGCCTGTTTTGCTATCGCTTCCTCATATCTTCCTTTTGACTCAAGCTCTTCCTGTTCTTTTTTTTGCTTAAAAGCAATCAAAGCATTTACATCTACATCAGGTGGAACAGCCTTTGCTGTTTCTTTTGCTTTTACATAATCATCCATCAATTTTTTGTTATTAGCTTCCAGCTTTCTTACACTTTCTCTTAGTGCTTCAACTTCTGCTGGGTTTGCATTGGGCCTGTTTAATTCTTCAGACATAAAAAATTTTAACAATAATTAATATAAATAATAACTTACCAGCGGGTTTTGTCAGCCCAATAGGCCGCACTTACTTTGCCTCTTGCAATATTTTTGGCATGACGAGCCTTAAATGACTTTCTTTTTGCTTTATCTGCGTCAGATTCTCCTTTTCTTGGCGGTTTAGTGCTTGCACCTTGCATACCAAATCTTATAAGCTTTTCTCTTCCATTTATTTTGACTACAATAGCACCAGCTTTTCCAGATTTATGACTTGGTGTTTTTATTGGTTTATTAAGACCCTCAAAGGTATGACCACCTTTCTTAATGCTCATTTCTTTTTCTTCCTTATAAGATCAGCGTCTGCTTTTCTAGCACCGCCTTTTCCTGTGATAAAGCTGTTGACTCTTCCCATAGCCCATGCACCCATAGGAACATTTCTTGAACCACTAGACAAATATGCACCTTGCCCTCTTCTGTAAACAGCAGCTAATTGTCCATAGGTAAAGCGTGACTTCTCTGCTTTAGCTCTTAGGCTTTTTTCTACGGCTGCGGACAGTGGTTTTCTTTTTGGAGCCATCTTGTTTAGTGCGTGATTTGGAAACAGCTTTTATATTGATAAACTCTCCTCTTTTGTAAGCTTCCGCTGTGCGTTTGATTTCTGATGCTTTTGCACCTTTATTCTTAGCACCACTAAGATATTTCTTAGCAACACCAGTCTTTTTATCTTTCGCTACCTTGCGGAACTTTCTCACTTTTTCTTGATTTTTTTAGTCTTTTTCTTTTTTGGTGGTCTTCCGACCTTAGAACCATAGGTTCCTTTTCCCATTGGCATGATGTTAAAAAGTAACTGATTTTATCTTACTTCTTTTTTCGTTTTTTAGCAGTTGATAAAGCTATTGCCTGTGCTTGCTTTAATGTTTTGCCTTCTTTCATTAGCAAACGGATGTTGCTTGAGATTGTTTTGCTGGCCTTCCCTTTCTTAAGTGGCATTATTTAAAAAACTTTCCAGCATTTATGTCCTCAACAAAAGACTCCATATCTTTTGCTTTAAAAGCTTCTCTTAAAAATTCTTCCTGATAACCAACAGGGACATTCATGGTAGTCATTAACTTACCAAGCCGCCTAGATATATCAGGCTTATCAATGTTCATAAGCCCACAGTATCACTTACTATTATAGCTGATCGGTTGAGTATTACCCAATAATCATAAGTTGTCCTAGTAATAACCTTTGTGACTTCATCCATTTGCGTTAGTGGTAAAGGTACTTGATATGCGTCAATTCCTAGTGCTGTAGCAGCTTCTCCTACTGAATTGTATTTTAAACCAGTCAATTTTTCTGCTTTTTTTATTGTATCTTCTTTCCAAACTTTAAAGTTTTGTTCGTACCATTCTCCATCAGGGCCAGCATGAAATTGGCTTTTCCTCGTAGTTTTTGTACTTGAGCCAGCTTTCCATGTTTTGATATTTGCGTCTTTTCTTAATGCAAAGGCTGTTACTCTTTTCTCTGTCTGAGCTTTTGAAAGAATCATATTATATTCTAAATCTTCGCCAGCATATTGTTTTGCAAGTGCAAGAGCATCATTATTAGCTTTACCTACTATTGATTTTGGGCCATGAATATTTCTTGCGGCTGCATAACTCCCATTACCGTAAATACCATTACCAGCATAATGTTCCGCACCTTTTGTCCCGACTCCCTTAAATTGGTTTGCAAACTTTTCATCAGTAACCCCTCTGTAAATAATTAAATTTTCTCCATCAGCAGCTTTGACAACATCTGTTCTTTTCTTCAATTCATCCATATTTTTTACTCTTAAAGGTTTTTTATTAAAAGTTTTTTGTCTCCAATATAAATAATCAAGTCTTGCTCCGCTAGTAAAAGCTCTATCGGCTGCCGTCATATCAAAGGCAGTAAGCCCTTGCTCTAATCTTTCAATTTGTGTGTCATAAGGCCCAAGATCAAAAGGTGAGATCTTTTTGCCTTGTGCTTTGGCTGTATCTCTTAAGTGTTTCTTATATGCTTTTATATTTTTGATTTGTTCTTTATTACTTAACTTTTCTATTGGTTTTGATTTGATAAAGTCAGATGCTACAGCAGTTCCTACGACAGCCTTCGGTTTAGGTTTAGGAGCAGCCACAATAGGCTTACGCTTGGCTACAATAGGTTTGCCATACAGTTGTTTTAATCTTGCAAGCGAAACCTCAGAACCATCATTTCTAATCATCTTTCTTAAAGCTGCCTGTCCTGATCCTTCTTTTTTTGCTAATTTTTTAAATATTCTTACTTTTCCTTCGCTGCCTAAAGTCTTGATTTGTAGCTTTCTTTCTTGATTTACTAACCAATTTCCGTATGTCGTCCCTTGAGGGACTCTGCCTGTAGCTGATGGTCTGGTATCAAACTTAGTTGCTGGTGGCTTTTCAAGGTTAGGATATTTCTTTTGTAAACCATCAAAGTCCACAACAGGGACAGTAGTAGATCGACAATTAAAGTGTTGCGGTGGTGTTGGGCCATTGTTGTAGTCAAATGTTTGTCCATCAAGTCGCTGGCAGATAGCACTTGTTCTTGAATCTAGCGTTGCAACATATTCATATTTAGGAGAAACCTTTTTATTTGCGGCATATACAGCCTGTGATGCTTGATTTGCTACCTGATTAACAGATGTTCTAACAATAGTCTGTATCTGATGATTAGCTAATTTTGTTAATTCACCTCCAGCTAAAGCAATTTGTTTGACATTGCCTTTCTGCGAAAAATCAAGTCTACCAATTAATCTCCTACTGATCTGGTCTAGTGTCTCACCAGAAAACACTCCTGACCTAACTGCTAAATCTAGCCTCTGGGCTGAAGACTCTGCTATGCCCCTAAATGCTTTTTCTACTGTGTTGCCATTTGGGAGTGTTATTGCTGCTCCTTGCTGGGCTGTAAGTTTAAATTTACCAGATCCAAATTGTTTAAAATTATCTTCAGTAAATGCTTTATCAGTAAATATATTTACCTGTGATGGATCAGTCATAATCACCGACTCTGCATACTTAGGACTTATAGCAACACTATTAATCGGAACATCACCTGATGCTGTTACCTTCTTAAGTTCGTTTTGTATAAACTCGGACTGTAACTGTGCAACCCCTTGCATTTCTGTACCCATATCTATAGCTGATCTAAGCCACCACTTATCCAAACTATCGCTTGACTGCTTGATTATGGCTCTTAATCTTTTTCTTGTCTGAGGTGCGATTATTCTTGCTCCACCCTTTGCTATTTCAGCAACTTGTCTTTGATCTATTTGCCTTAATTGTTTTGCCGCATTAAGGATTATTTCGTTGTAATTAGCTACATATTTGATGGCAACAGAGTTGCTATACCTATTCAGATCAATAGTTTCCCTAAAAAATACCTCTGGAGTGGACATTTATCATTCTTCCTGATCGGATGCTGGTTCTTCTGCTGGCTCTGGGGCTGGTGTTTCTGGCTCTTCAGTTTCAGTCAATCCTCCATTCTGTGTGTTTTCGATCTCCTCCTCTACATCAAAGTCATCACCTAATATCTCTCCAGAAGATAGTTGTGTAAGTAATGTCTCCTGTGTAATAGTGCCAGTTGTATAAAGCTGCAATAATGCTTGGATCTCTTGCGGCTGTAACCTTGCAGATACAAAATCTCTATTAACAAAAGAACTGCCAGCATTAGGTTCGTTGAGATATTCACTATGAAACTTCAAGCAATTATCAATTAAATCTTGCATTTGTTGAGCCACGACCATCATTGTGCTGTCATTCTGAGATCGGTCTATTTGCTTGGCCTCTGCTGTTTCGCCAACTAACTTCTGCCCTAGCACCGCAGCTAGTGACAAGGTATTGATCTGATCCTTTATATCATCAAGCCTTTTAAATTGGCTGTCATAGCTATCACCTGATGGGCTGATATATTCCATGCGTGACTCTGGTGGCAATGATATTGCTTCACTAGGGCCAGTAGTTATCTCATCTGCATTTGGATAACCAAAGACAGCAAGTAAAGGAACAGAACTGATATGCAAGATATTGTCCAAGTCTGATTGAATCTGATAATGCTTTAGGTTTAGTTCTGCAATGTCATACAAAGGACTACGGCTTTCATACATCCCAACTCTATTGGAATAGGCAACAGCAAATGGAATCTTATCTTTAAGGCTCATCTCACCTTCTTCAAACAATTTATATTCTCCCTTCTTCTCATCTTTTCTATGAATTTCATATCTACCACGTTCCAAGACCCTAACTTGTGTAACTGTCTTCTCACCATAAGGGCCATCTGGTTCAACAATTCTTTCTAATAACCTAATCTGTGTGAGTTCTCTTGCCCCTTCTATGACTTCACTTCTAAATCCTAGTATGTCACTTGGTTTATAAGTCACCCAGTATGGCCTACTTTTCTCTCCTTCCTTCGGGGCATCTACTAAAACACCACAATGGCCAAATGAAATAACTGTTCTTGCTGTTTGATAGAGCCAGATATTTAAATCATTGCCCTCTAAATCAACATCAAATAGCTGCTC